TACCCCTACTCCCCCCCCCACCCCCTGCATCGAGGGGGGGTCGCTGACCAACTATGCTATGGCGAATCGGGGTCTATTTAACATAATGACTATTACGCGAATTTCCTGAATCGCGTAAGTCGTTGATTTCATTACTCTAACGACCAACATGGGCATTTTGCAAATAATTATCCGCACTTTTCGCCCCTTAACCCACGCTTTTTGAGGCCATTTCCTGCGCGCATGGCCGAGTGCGCCCGCCAGTGTGCGGGAGCTAGGTTCCACCCTCATCATGGTCAACAGTCACGCCATTTGTAATCGCCCGTAACGCATCAAGATGCTGATCACCGAGCGTCACATTGATAAGCGGATCACGCTTCTCACGCCAGTTATCAGGGTTCACGTTACCGGCCAACCACTTGCGCGTATCAATCCTGAGCTTCCTCACGGTCGCATCATGAGCATCCACAGTCGCGTCAGCGATCTCCAGACATTCTTCAGCCAGTGCGTCAGCCCATAGCCTGCGTGCTGACATATACCTGTCATGCCTACCCTCGGTATCCTCAATCCACTTATAGAACGCACGCCTACCAACTTGGCATTCCTTCATCGTGTTAACGACAGTCTTGCCACCAGCAATCATGTTGAAGATAGCGTCTTCGCCCTTCTCATCCAGCGATTTCATCTGCGCCCTTATGATCGGTCTACCAGGCATCAGTCTGCTCCAAGTTCGTTTAAAATATCATCCAAGTCATCGTCCACCCCCGAACGCATATCAAAATACTCCTCGATGCTGCGCTTCCTGCTCACCGGCTTATCCACTACCGGCTTGGCTTTCTCCACCGGCTTAACAGGCTCTGGCATTCTGGTACCAGCAACCACTTCAACAGTGTTCCATCTGTGGCCACAATGGTAACACTCTCGCCTGCGCTTTACGCAATCATGCTCCTTTGTGGAGTCCACAACGTGACTACCCGTCCCACGCTTAAAGTAAGTCCAACACTGCATACAATTCATAAACCCCCCTTAGAACGCGTTATATGCGCTCTCAGCCGCTACTATCCGCTCCACCTGCGCTATCGCCTCACCACGCGTCACCATGTCAGTGGTGTACCGCAGCACCCGATAACCAAGCTCAAGCGCGGCGTTATACTTAAAGCAGTCAGACTTAAAACCAGCACCAGTTGTGTGCCTACCTCCGCTCCAAGTCCCGCCCTCAACCTCTATCACCAGCGCAAACTGTGCCAGCAAGAAGTCGAACCGAAACCGCCGACCAGGGATCAACATCAACTCGCGCTCATAACCAATTCCCCTGGCATCAAGCTGACCAGCCAATGCAATCTCGCCTTTGCTGCCCAGCGCCTTATTACCAGCTGGTTTAGCCTTGGCCTTCGCCTTCGCTTTAGGCTCAGTCTTGGCCTTAGCGATTGCCTTTCTTCGCCTGGCTACCATCAGCGCCCTATGGTGATAAAGCGGCTTTCCCGCTTATCAATAAGGCCAAGTGCGACACTTGGGCCTATATATATATAGGGAGAAGGTGTCGCAAGTGTCGCAGCCCCGTAAGTCATTGATTTATATGGCATTTTTCAGTGCGACACCTAATAAACGCAAGTGTCGCATTTTCAAGGTGTCGCAAACCCGCAAAGCACTGTCACAGCGTCGTTTCAAGCTGCGACACCACGAAAAAGTGCGACACCTTGTACCTGTCGCAAGTGTCGCGGTGTCGCACATTATGTTAAATAGAATTGGCATATCCCGGCGCTTATTCATCCACCAATCCATCAGTTATCCACTGCCCCACAGTCACAAATTTGCGCTTATGGCGGGCACTGTCTGTCTTCTCAAGCTCTCTAAGCGCCCCGCTCTTTATCCACGCCTTTATGAACACCTTCACCTTGGCCTTAACTTCTGGTTCTTCGATATCCATGTCCAGCGCAGTAGCCACAGCAATGCCCACCCAATCGCTAGACTGCGCACTAGCCCGCCATTCGCTGGCAAATATCGCCCGCTGCACCCGCTCCACATCCTTAAGGCTGAGATTGGTAAAGGCATCCGGCCACTGCCAAGGCTCACTGACGCCGACACTGTCCCCATTGGCAAGCTCCACGCTCACCATCTGCCGCCAGGTATCGTCCACGCTTGGTGGTGCCAAATTGTCTTTAGAATCGCCCTCGCGTGAGTACCGCCAAAACTGGTCCTCGCCAATATCGGCTTCTCTGGCTTCCTTGGCAGTCATCCTCTGCAGCCTGCGAACGTGCCGCGCAGCGTCTACTAAAGCCGAAGCGCCCCTGGCATCAGACACGCTGGCCTCTACCTGTGCGTTGCCCTTGCGAACGTGGTGCACAAGCTCTATTGAGCAGTTGCCATCGTTGGCCACCTGCGCCCAGCGCTTGACCACTAGGTCTATGGCCGTGTTGTCGTTCTCGCTCAGCTGGTGACTAGAAACAAAGGGATCAACAATCAGGCAGTCAATCTTTAGGTCGATGATGTGAGCCGTGAGCGCATCAGCTGCTGGCGTGAGTACGTTCATCCCGCCCACATTGGTGGCCATAATCAAAGGCTCATCGCGCCCAGAATTCACAAGCAGCCTGTCGCCCAACTCACCCTGGCTCACGCCAAAGTGCTGGCATATTGCGGCTATCCTGCGCTGCAGTTCATCAATGGGATCTTCTAAGTTCCACACCCACACCCGGCGCTTGTCTGTCGGAATGCCCATCAAGTCTCGCCCGGTAGCCATGCTTACAGCTTCAGCCAGCGTAATGGCCGTCTTGCCGGTGCCCCCAGGAGCCACAGTGACAGAGAGAAATTTTCTAATGTAGTGCCTGCCATAAACCCACTGGCGAGGCGGGATCGTTGCAGGGTCTTGTAATACGAATGCCTGCGGGCTGAGAATGATCTTCTGCGGCTCTTCTTCTATAGCCTCACCGACTACCGGCTGGTCGCCCATAGAGCGCTGCTCGTTCCTTGGTATAGTGCCATCGAGCAGGCTATTTATGGTCTGGTCTACTTCCTGCCGGGGCAGCGGATCAGCACCCATAGAGTTGAACAAATGGGCCTTTTCTTCTATCAATTGGCGGTCTAAGCCGCTTTTAGCTAGTCTGCCTACCAGTGAGGCTAAATCGTTGTTTCTTGACCCGATTTGGCTCCCCGCGTCAGCAACTGAGAAAGCGCCAAAGCCATCGGGCGCGCTCACGGCCTGCGGCCTTGGCACGTTAAAGTTATCTATCTTGCGCAAGTCCGTGGCGCTCAGCTTCGGCAGCATCCGCCAATCAACGTCAACGCCGGGGTCATCCATGCGCTCATATACATGGCCGCTCTCATGCACAGACCCAGGCGCAATGACACACCCGCCAGACCCGCGCAGATCGATTCTCAAGTCGGGGTTGACCCCGTTGCGAATCTCAAAGTTTGGGTCTGCTTGGAAATAGTAATGCTTGCCTTTAGATGTGCGAACCGTGCGCGGCGTGTGCGTGAGATTAGACTCTACATAGGCCATTGCAGCATCGCTGTCTGCATCGACAACGACAATCTGCTTGCCAGTTATAATGGCCCAATTGCAGCCGCTGTACTTTGCAGAGCTAAGCCAGTATTCAACCTCTTCAACCGGCGGCTCAGCTGTCTGATACTTTGCCCAAGCCACCACTGGCCTTTTGTCTATCGGATGACTAGGCACCACGGTGAAGCCCTCCTCCCACAGCGCCCTGGCCTGCTCCTTGGCCTGTTCACGATCTGTCACAAGCTCAGCCACTTGCCTGTTCGCCAAACAAATCAGGGCGAAGCTCAGCGCGCGATATGCCAGTAATGGCCTCAACTTGGAGCACGCGCTCAGCTGGTATCTTATCTGCCCATTTCCACTTGTAAACTGAGCCGCGAGAGATCTCTAGGCGACTGGCAAGGTCGCTAACTTTAATTTTCTGCCAAAGGTTTTCGTTGATCATGTTTCGACTGTACAACCAAAGGGTGACAGTTGACAAAGGTGACTGACTTTTTGATAAGTGTTGTCAGTTGTAACCTAAAGGGTTACATTCGAGAGACATTCAACAATGGACAGCAATTATGACCACTGAAATCGGAGATCGCATCAAGCAGCTCCGAAGCGCCAGGGATCTCAGTTTGAGACAATTGGCGGAAGTATCCGAAATTTCATTTAACCAAATACACAAGTACGAGAAAGGCACCAGCGTGCCGAACCGCGCAAGCGTAGTTAAGTTGGCCAAGATTTTTAACGTAAAACCCACCTGGCTGTTGTTTGGCCGGGACATCGACGCAACAGAATCAGACAGGATTCAAGAAAGTTTTGACGCGCTGAAAGAAGGCGGCAAGCAAATGATCCGCGACAACATCCAATATTTATTATCTGTGGAGAGAGCAGACCAAAAGAACGGGGAGCAGTAGCGAGTGAAGAAGAAGTTAGAGCAAATTAGAAGAAATCAGCGCATTTTCGACAAATACATTGACCTGGCGGTCACAAACCCATGTGTCTTTGCGCGAGTATATCGGGGCTATCGGCTTTTCGTGAGCGGTAACAATTTTTCAGAGGGCGTGAAAGATCTGCGCCAACTTGGCCAGGTCAAGACTCTGGAAGCAGAAATGATCGCTGGATGGAAAAACAAAAAGTTCTACAAAGGTGACATCAGAGAGTGTGTAGTGATCATCGAAGCTGGCGCGTTCGTCGCAGTGCGAATTGGCCAAGAAGTCTATTATGTCGGTGTCGAAAATAGAGACAGACTGGCTGTGCTGGCCATTGGCCGCAGGAATTTAGCAATTTATGACTGCCGGGGGATCGAGTCTAGCAGCATCGCGGACTATGGCGATAACGTAGTCGCTTTTTCCTTCTGAAAATAATTGTTTCTTTTGTACACTTTTAGTTGACAGATATTTTTGTACCCCTTACTGTTTCTCCTGTTATAGAAATGGAGACAGTAAGTGAACGACGTAACCAACCACCAAAACACCCCCACCCTTGGCTCAAACGAGCCGAACATCAACACAATGGCATTTCGCTGGCGGCTCTTAAAAGACGCAGAAGAAAAAGCAAAGCTAGAGCGCGTTCAGTGCGAGAGCGACATGCTCCCATTTTTGGATCAACGCGAAGAAGGCGCTTGCACCACCACACTCGAAGACGGAACCAAAATCACCGTCAAAAATAGCTTTGGCCGCTCCATCCACTGGGACACTTGGAAACGCATCCAGCCGCGAATCCCGACAGAATTGCACCCTATTAAGCTGGTCGAAATGTTGGACGAAACGCGCCTCAAGTTCTTACTTCAGAACGAACCCGACACCTACAAAATCATCAGCGAGGCGATCACTACCACCCCGCGCAAGCCAAATATCACAGTAAAAAAAGCGGAGCAAAACTAATGGCATTCGACCTATCAGCAATCTCAAAAACAAAAAATGACCGCCCTGTATTTGCCATCTTGTATGGCACAAGCGGCGTAGGCAAAACGACAGTCGCAAGCCAAGCGGAC